ATGGGCCCACTCAGATGGTGTAAGCTTATACATGTTAATTATGACTGGCCCACACTTTAAAATAGGGCTAATTCATTTCTGTCTCGGCCTTCGGCCACAGCCCTGTTAACGTCTCAAATACATACGTAAACCACACGCGAAAATCGCATGTAATACCTCCGTCGGGATTCATCTCGGAATAATGACACCGACCTGATGTAGTTGTCTGCTTCCGCTACGCTTCACCTTCTTGTAAACACGCTTCTTCGGCGCTCGCTTCTTCGAAGGCTTTTTGGAAACGCGATAAGATTTCTTAATCTTACGCTTATACATTGGCTTCTTATAATAACCTGACCGACTCATCGGTGCAGACATCATCCTTGATCGCATCATTGAACTTGGATACATTTTTACAATAATGACATATATACAATCACAAAACCGGCTTAACGCCCCCCTATCCTAAGCATATATCGCAGACTCAAACAAATACTGCGATACACCAACATTCCAATTCCAACGCAATGTCAGGCCACCGCCAGCTCCTTCACGTGTTAAAAACATGACTGTAAAATAAGAATGAAAAACAAAGACATATGAAGCTTGAAAATAAGCTACAATATCGTGGTCTGCGTTAGCAGCTTTATATCCAAACGGTGGATTAAATTCTTCAACGCCACGAACACCTGTCACATTGGAACTAACGACATTGACAACAATTTGATAAAGTGGCAAGGAGGGAAACACAGTTTCAGCACACCTCAAATCAAGAGTATAAGAACCAGTGAAACCTGGTGCAAAATCATCTGCATCTATAATGTCGCCATAAGTAGGGAAGGGGCCATTTAAAAAACCGGCACGGTCAATGCACCGGGATTGATCTGCTGAACAGACAAATTAACAATCATGTTCGCTGTAAATGAACCCGTTGCATGCATATGAATGCCAACCAACTGAGGCTTCGGCGACGTAAGAGTCGCCGTCGGTGCAGGAACAGTCTGACTCTGAAACGACTGCTTAACAGTGCAAACTCCGGACAATTGATTGCCGCCACCTTCATAATCAAGCGATGTTGACCCACTGGGCAACACTGAAATCAAATTGGCATTCAACCCAGGAGTAGCTTGGGTTCCACCGTTAATATAAAACTCAAAGCCGCCAAGAGCAACTTGAGCAGGGTTATCACCTGCCGCATACACAGTCATTGTCAGTTGATAAGACCCATTCTGAAGCCACTCGGGGAAAAAATAAAGAACATGAACGTCAGTAGCATTCCAATAGACGTTCCACCCAACAAACTGTTGGGCTACAAAACCAGATGGAAACGACTGCTGAGCAGACGTAGATACTACAGTCGTCAATCCACCATAAACGCTATCAGTCAAAAGGTTGACGTTGCCACTTGATACACCGTTATTGACCCAAGATCCACCGCCGGTACCAAATATGGTCCCACCGCCGGTAGATCCATACACAATATCTTCCAAATTGTTTGCTTGCAAACTCACAGCTGCAGTACCAGCAGAGGCCCCAGAGTTTGTAACAAGTTTCAAACGAAGATTTGAATAAGGAATTGCATTACCCAACCCAGTTGCAAACTTGGGCTTGCGTAAAACAACCTTATAGGAGACCCAAAGCTCACCAATCTGACCAGTGGTCACACACTGGTTCGTGGCAATTTGAAACTGACCAAGCATATACGTCTTCACATCCTGCCCAATAGGAACAGAACCGTTAATGGCTACATACAAAATGCCGCCCAAACCGTTCTTACGAGGATCGCACTCAATCCCAAACATCAAATCGTGCGAAATTTTCACATCACCTGCACCGTCATACTGCAAAAGCTCCTGCTTCGTACCAAACAAAGGAGCGCCGGCATTGTAATTACATGCCATCATAACGGTGCCAAGCTGAGCAGAAGTAGTGCTAAGATCAGTAGTAACAGTTCTATAAGTAAACACAAGCCCCTTAAACTCATACTCATCATAATTCGCAGCAATTTGGCTAAGCCAAGGAAAAAGAGCAGGATCACCAGGATTAATGGGAAACCCATTGTTACTAAACAACGTGCTACCTGTAATATCCTGAACGTACTCCTTATGGGAGATAACGAGAGACCCGTGCTCCTCGCCACGAGTACTAAACTGCGGAATGGTCGACATTCCAACTCAATAATGACCTTGAAATCTCTGATAATTCCGCTTATTGTATTTTCTGCCAACACCAGCCACGGCAGCGCCAGCCGTGTATCCTAAGTCATCAACAAAACGACGAACACGCGCACTACGTGCGCCTTCGTCAGCATACCTGCGCTGCTCAAAACGGGTAAACCGTTCAGCAGTATCTTCAGGATGCTCATAAGGGCGATATTCAAAGGATTGAAACTCCCTTGTAGGATTAGCACGGTCATACAAAACTGATGCAGCAGACGCACCCAAAGGACCAGCATGCGCTAAACCTGCAGCCAAAGCTTCCTTGCCAAAATCTTGCCAAGTACGCTCTTTCAAAGCAAGCCCGCGTCTCTTCAACGCCGCTACAGCTTCAGCTTCAAGTAAAGCTTTGTAGGATTCAAAACCGGCCTTTCTAGCAAGCCGATTTTCTTCATCAGTGCCAGAATCCTTGCGAAGCTGTTCACGCTTCAAAGCATTCAGAGCCTGCCAACGTAAATCATCATCACTTGGATCGTCGGTAGTCAAATAACCTTTAATATAAGCCTTATTCAACTTCTCAAGCTCAGCGTCGTCTTTTTTAACTTGCATCGCTTTCTGATAAGCACCCCACGATCCAAACCCCTTTTTTCTAGCGGCTGCAGCCTTACGCAAATCTTCGTCGGAAATTTTGCCAGCAAAATCAACTACAACTGAACGATCAAAATCATAAGCAGATAAACCTTGCTTAGTAGTAGCAAACAACTCCTTCGGAGATTTTATAACACCTACGCGGTGACCAACAAAAGGACCATATTCATCGTCTTCTTGATCTAAACCGCGAGAACGCTTATCAAGACCAAACCCAAAAACGGGCCCAGGTACAACTGGTTCATCAGCTTTACGTTTCGTAGATGTCGACTGTTCAGCAGCCTCAACATTATCATTACGATCTTGCGTGTATTGACGAACTTCAGCAAACATCACGCAGGATTAAAACCATCAACAAATAATGCGGGGGCAGGTTCCTCCCCAAACCTCTTAACAATATCTACACGACGCAATAGCTGTTGTAGCTCCTCGTCGCAACGACCTTCCCAGGTCTCTTGCGGCGACTTCGGAGTCGTCACCCATATAGTCTTGGCTCGAAACTGACAAGCCCCGCCTTTAAATTCAACACGGTACTGGTACCGGTCAAACAAATTCAACAACTGGTGAAAGGGGCACAGGTCTCGTCGATAGTCATCGATAATGACTGCTTCTTGACCTTCATACCCATCCCACCACTTGTTTCCGGGCATTTTGACATAAACGCCCTCACCCGCTTCCTCAAACGCGGCGCGGGATTTGCCGGTCCCTGTTGAACCGTAATACCACCGTACAATCGTCTTGAAGTCGCGGGGGCGCTGAAAGCACGCTTGAACTCGTAAGATTCCGGTGGAAAAGCGAACAGCGACGTCTGGATGCGCTTCAGCAATGTCTGCGAACGAAGCGCCAGAACGCAATGCTCCAACGGCATCGACGATATCCGAACGGTGTCCTCGACCAGCGCCTGCCCCAGTAGGGCGGCGGCCGAATTCAAGGAATCCAAAGCCCGCAGACGCGTCTCTAGAATCGTCCTTTCGGCAATACTCGACTGCTTGATCAATGCGTCCACGCATTCCCTCGCAGTGACTCGTCCTTCCGACGACTCGCTTGACGCCTGCGAGTGTTCGCGCGTTGGCGAAACAGATGACACCTTGAAGATGGGGAGTACCTTGAAGCCCTCTCTCGGGCTGGAAGCAAACGTATACGGTGCCATCGACACCTGGGGGTCCGGCAGACCGTCCACCTGATTCAGTGCTGCAGTCAGTCCGGTCCCCAACAATGCTTCCTCCAATTGAGACTCCCACAGCCTCCCCATCACTGTCGCTTCCGCTGAGAGTTGATCCACTGTCGGAATCGTAGCCGCTGCAGCGGCCTCCGCCTCCTCGGCTTCCAACTGCTGCTGGCGCAACTCCCCCATGCGAATCATGTGTGCCCGCAAGCGTTCGTTCGCTATCTCGTGGTCCTCTCTGGCGGCCTTCATGTGAGCCACGTCCATCTCGTGCTCGTCCGCCATGTACTCCTGAGACGACTGTCGAGTCTCCTCCTCCTCCCAAGACTGAACCGGCCTCGGAGATCGCAGGTCGATCACCTGCGATTCCTGAAACGGCTCCTGAACGTCTGGCTCTTTCCTGCCCCCCTGACGGGGGGGCTGGCGGGCAGAGCGACGAGAGCCGTTGGACATCGACATCGGCGTAATTGTTTAACGTGAAACACCAATTACGTAGACGGCTCTCCTTAGTCGCCGCTTTCATGAATTAATGACCTAATACATGAAAGTGTCCCTTCGATTAGCAGGCCCCTCCCTCACGGGACACCCTGCGGCGAAGGGACACAGCAACGAAGGGACACTCACCGTTCGTTGCTGTACGCGGGGGCGAACCCCCGCGACCCCCCAAGGCCTTACGGCCACAGAGCCTAACGGCTCTTAAGTGCACAAGTGCACAAAGTACTGGAGGTAATACTAGCTCCAGTACTTTGTGCAGATTTTAGCACTTAGGGTTCGAATTCGAACCCATTGCAAAAACCACTTTTGTGATATAGACAGCCTATGACTGTTTCAGGAGACTTACAAAGGACCTGCTAGGTTCCTTTTGCTAACGGGGTTATTTACGTGAAACTTTCACAACTAGCGTCGTTTAGTATTCACAACCGGCATTCTGCTGACAGCATCATAGTGGTTCTACGTTTCACTACAACCACCAAGTATGTTAACTTTTATGTATACATATCATCACCCCAACTTTTTTTGGGAAAAAAACTTAGGGGTTCGACTGCCAGCGGCGCTCCTTTCAGTCACTTACTAATGCCAGGCCACCTGCCACATTCATGGACTTCCGGTTTAGGACATGTTCCGAAACATCAAGCTCTATGACTACCTGTGCGTCACCTACACCAGAGGTCAAACCCAACGCGAACGCCTTTTTCAAACGGATAAATCCTACCGAGACGATCGGGTCTTTCTAAGAACCTTTTTGCTTATCACTCCCTAATAGCAAGTGGGTTGCCGCAAGCAACCGCCGAAGGGGTTGCTTAACGGAATCGAACCCACTGAATAACACTTCGTTCGTGACTCGCGGTAACTATGCAAAAACAACACTCGTATGTAAATATGTGACATCATTACAACACATACATGTAAAAACATTAACGACGTTGACGTCTAGGCATGAGCACTGGAGGTTGCAATTGGGACAACCTACTACGCCTCATCTGTTGACGTTGACGTTGTACAGCGCCACGTCGTTGACTAGACCGCCACGCGATATAACCTAATCTTCCCAAATCTTGAGCAAGTCCATGATTGGCACGTTCGCGAGCTAACGCAACAAATCTAGCAGCAATATACCCAGGCATGTCAATAGGCGGATGCCTATCTTGATAATCACGAAGCAATCGCATGCTTCTGCCATATCTCGTCATACCTGGATACCGCGAACGATAACCTGTTGACCGCCACTGGGCGCCGCGAACGGCAGCCTGCAATCTGGTCACACCGCCCGCTACAACAGGATCATTCATAATAAATTGTGGCTACTTACATACTACTCTCACCAATAAAATAAGCTCAATAATGAGTGTCTGGTATAGAATCTCGGCGTCCCATCAAAAACCGACTTCGGTAACTAATGGGACGTGAACGCAAATGCGCACGAGAATACCCACGGCGACCAACATCGTCTTCATCATTACGGTTAAAATAAGAGTGAAACGAAGTTGGTGACCGTGCCCAACGCGACCGCTCACGACGTAAACGCATCTCATCGCGTAATCTATGAGACCTAAAAGCCCTTTGAATAATGCCGGAAGCAACAGAAGGGCTAAACGTCGGTGCGTTTCGCCTCACAAGCAAACGCCCTAAACGTCTCCGAGGCGGCATGCTAAATTAACGGCGTGAGCGAAACGCACGTTGAATTTTGCGAGCAAAAGCACCAAAAAAGCGTTTCTTGTACCTGCCCCTGCCGTAGCCGTGCAAATACCTAGGGCTAATATAATGACGTGGGTTACCAAACCCTCGACTGCTTAAACTAGGATAAACACCGTCCGCAAACAAACGAACAGTGTGGCGATCAATACCACGAGCGCGTTCAGATGTACCTTCACTATTAAGATCGTGGTATGTGTACCCACCTAACTCACGCAAATCATCTAAATGATCCATAATAATTATGACTGCAAACTACTCAACAATTCGTCTTACGAATCCTACGAACATACTCAGACATAAGAGGATACGTTATGCGGTTTACTTTCATGCGCTCAAGCCAGCGCTGACGCGCTAATTGAGCTCTCTCAAAACCATCTTGCTTACGATCAAAAACTGCTCGGGCAGCACTAGCATGAGCTAACCAAAAATCCCTATTAACAGAGGCATATATTGCCTTCTTATTGCAATATTCATAGCGATCCCTCAACGCCGCCCTAGACAAACTACGTAAATGGGCCCACTCAGATGGTGTAAGCTTATACATGTTAATTATGACTGGCCCACACTTTAAAATAGGGCTAATTCATTTCTGTCTCGGCCTTCGGCCACAGCCCTGTTAACGTCTCAAATAC